CATCACCTAAAACTGGTGTTACTATGTAATCTTTATCATATTCAGATGTAAAAGCATATACTTCAAAAGGAATATTTACTTTTTTACAAAATAAGGAAAGATTAATTAGCTGTTTGATTGTGTCATTGAGATAGTTACTCATACTACCAGACCAATCAAGAAACATAACAAGACCGTGAGATTTTCCATCAGGAATAATTGTCATTCTTTTAAAAATATCATCACTAAATTTATATGAATAAACTTTACTCATGTTTAACATACCCGTCTTAGCAACAGAAGATCGTTTCATTTGATCTGCATTCTTACGCAATTCAAATTCTTTTGCAAGATATGAAACTACTTTATTTGCATCTAGTTTAATTTTTTGAAAATTTTCCAGATCAGAAACATCTTTTGCTACTGAGTATTTTTTAGTAGTATATAAATCTGTTTCGTGCCATTCTTTAAATCGTGTCCAAATAATTTTATAATCTATTACAATTTCTTTGGTGTCCACATCAGGAATATTTCCGTAATAGTAGTGTTGATTTGAATTCTCAAATAATTGACTTTCATTTTTACGGAATTCTTCATCTGTATGAGATTTCAAATCTTCATCTGTTGGATCACCAAAAGTGCCGCCAGAGTCATCATTTTTTTCTGATTCTTTACCAAATTCGTCATCTTTTTCTGAATTACCTTCTTCATCTCCACCACCAGATTCATCATCATTTTCATCATCAGATTCATCTCCATCACCAGATTCATCATCAGATTCATCATTTTCTTCATGATCATCATAATTAATTTCTGGATTATTTTCTTCAATCAGATCATTTTTCTTTTCTTCTTTTTCTTGTTTAAGATATTCCATAACTTTAAGAGAAACAACAATTACGTCATCGGGTGTTTCTGTTTCATTGATTTCTTTTAACAATGATTTTTCTGTTTCATTAACAAAATCAATGCAAGCACCAGCACCTGCTTTATAAAACATATTGACACGATCAATGAAATTTAAATCATTCAAATCAAGATCAGCAACACCAAAAAAATCTCGATCAAGTAATTCACGATACCCTTTTACAAAAGATGTTCGTAGACCTGGATAACGATTTTTCATCTTACGTTCAATTCTAGCATCTTCAATTACATTCATTACTGATTTTGCAATTTTCAAATCTCTTGATTTAATCAATAAATCCTCTGGAGTTTCAAGTGCATGTCCAACTTCATGTCCAACAAGAAGGTCTGCTAGAAAAGGTGAAAGATTTGCAAATAATGGGAGTGTAAGGATACGATTTTTTACATCAAAAGATGCTGTTTGAACATTACGATGTTCTACAGTAAGGTTCTCTGTTGCCATAAGTTTGGCAAGAAGTGATTTAGTTTCAATGAATGACATATAATGTTCCTATTAAGTATGCTACTATTATCACATAATTAGTATACTACGTCAATAATTATTTTGTTATGTGTTGTATAAAAACAACGCATTTAAACATTTTTAACTTCTTTTATAATGATAGCACCAGTTCCTACTTCAGTCGAAATGTCGAGTATAGTTCCTTCACCCCAACCCATCTTATTACACAATTTTTGAGGAAGTTCAAGTATTGCATCGCCGTTAGATTCAATACTAATAACATTTGCTGTGTAACTATTTTGCATCGATTTCTTCTTTTAATTTAAAATAATTTTCTTGATCTTTATTAAATTTATCCATTACAATCCAACCATAAATTATAGATTGCAATTCATCAGCAGCTTTATTCATTATAATACCTCATTTTTTCTGCCAAAACCAGCAGGATTCATACCGGGGGTTATGTAAATGTAATTACCTTTATGAAGTGGGGCAACACACATTCCTAGATCATCTATTTTCTTGCGTTCATCAGCAGTCATTAAATGATATTCTTTCATAATACCAGATTTGGTTAATGCACCGCTATGCGTGTCTACTTTAGATGGATAGTTTGGAGTCTCACGACCAATAGGCACTTGTGGTAAATGTCTAGTTAATGGTTTTTTAATAATCTTTGGCATAATAAAAGATTTTGGTTTATGTGAACACAGCCATTGATCGTACTGAGCTTGAACAACTTTTGGAACTTTACGTTGTTTAGATTTTGGTACTTTTGTATAAATCATAATATTCTCCATCAATACTACCATTATGACACAAAAAAAAGAATCTGTCAAAAATAGATTCTTTTTTTTGTTGTTTTTTTACAACAGTAGTATTAATTATCTAAATCATTTTCATTTTCCTTGATACTATGATTTTCATAATCCCATTCCATCATTTTTTTCTTGACTTCAGGCAACTCATTTCTACGCTTTTTACTATTTAAAAAATCTTTACTGTAATTATAATCATCTTTATAATCTTTATGCTTACGGAACTTACCTACAAACTTCGACACTTATATATCCCCTATGGTAGCATGTTTGGAAATGCTTCTTTAACAAATTTATACGTTAAACCTTTAACACCTTGATCTTTTTTAAAAATACCAGCAATAACTTCTGCTTCTCTTGGCTCCAATGATTCAAGAAGTTGAATTAAAAGTTCATTTCTTTTTCGCGGAGTCAATTTTTCTGCTACATCATCATTTTTACGAAACATATAAAGTTTACGAATTTCTGTAGATAGTTGTGCATGAGACATACCAGGCAATGTATCCGGTATCTTATAATTATCAGGAATATCTGATTCTAGCCATACATAGTTTGGATGAAAAGTTAATTCCAAAACTTTTACTAATGTTGAAGATAAGTTTTTTTCGATTACTTTTAACCTATCTTTCTTACTAGATACTGATTCAAATTCGTCAAAAATTTCATAAATATTTTTCATTTAAAATTCCTCAATAACATCCATTAAATTGCTAAGTTTATATTCTATAAAGTAATTCAACATCTTTTGTTTTGATGCTGGTTTAATTTCATTAAAAGTATTTATGATATTCGTCCGTATATCACCCGGAATCAATGATAGATCAATTAAAACTTGATTGCGAGAAAATCCAGTTTTAGCATTTTCATCTTTCCAATCACCATAATTCTCACTCATAAAGTTTTCAACAATACCTTTCGTTAATGTCCGTTGACGAATGCCTCGAACAAAACTATCTGATGGAGATAGTATATTAGGAATTCCATCTCCTTTATCTCCACGAATGATTTTTTCTTTCAATTCAATTAATGGATTTTCCGACTTTACATATTTTTTTAAAGATGGATTGAATTGTTTTACATTAGGAAATTTTTGTAGTTGTAAAAAATCACCATCACTAGAAAGAATCAAAATCTTTTCTTTTGCTGCATATTCAGGAACAAGAGTCCCGATAACATCATCTGCTTCTGCGCCATCAACATCAATAACTTTGTATGGAAAGTTATCCTTTAGTTCTTGTTTAAATTTTCCTAGCATATTAAAAATAAGTGCCCAATCAAGATCAGATTTTTCTCTAGCTTTTTTACGACCAGCTTTATAAAATGGAAAGAAATCTTTACGCCAATAGTGTCGATTATCACAACATAATACTACATCGCCATATTCATTCTTAAAATTTTTGATATTGACACGGATAGTATTCAAAATCATGTGACGCATTAAATCTTCTTCCAATTTAATATTTTTTTTATCACCAATTTGAGCAAGTAAACCACTCAACAAAACTTGGTTAAGATCAATTAAAATCATTATAAATCCATTTATATTATATTACAATAAACAGTATATCACTCTTCTTTCATTTTGTCAAATACATCTTTAACAAATTGAGATGAAGTTGTTGTTTTTTTACACACAAGACCATACCAATCCATTTCTATCATGTTCGAAATATATTCAAGAGGATCACTAAATATAGCTTCGAATAATTCAAGACCGTCAACATTACCATTTTCATCTTCTTTAAAAATTATAGTGTGATACATATCACCTAATCCAAATTTTGAAGAATTTAACTTTTCTCCTGGATCTTTGTATTTTGATCCTTCTACATGAACTGAGTTTTCTTTTGGTCCAGGTATAAAGAAAATAGCATCATATTGTTCGTTCTTCAGTTCTTTTAGAAATTCTAGCATTATAATCCTTTATGTGTGATTTTCTCACACGCACCATTATCCACACATTGTAAAATTCATCACTTTCCATAACTTCACGAGCAAATTGTTCTTTTGCTTCAAGATACCCACATTCACCTTTGGATTTACATAAATGTAATATTTCTCGTTTAAAGTTTTCTTTACCTAAATCAATTATATCTTTTTTAAGAACATCATTAGAACCATAATAAGTTTGCCAATCACTTGGCAACTTCACACGTTTCTTTTTTCCTTTAATGATTTTAGTTCTTAGTGAATAGAAAAACTTTTTTCCAATATATTTTCTATTATTGATTAAGTTTGTTATAATATAAACAAAACCATAATCATCACCTATCATATCTTCAGTAAAATCTTTATCTAAGTATTTCCAGTTTATTCCCATTCTTCTTCATCAATAGAGTCATCGTCTTCTATATAGTTCTCAGACAACTCTTCGATAACTTCACCACAGAATGGGCAATGTTCTGGATATTCTTCAGATACTAATTCTTCCATATATTCTACTTCATATGAAGACTCACAGCTATTGCATTCACCAGAAACTGTTTTGTTAGTCATTTTTCTTCCTTTTTATTATTGTGTCCATACATCATTCCAGTCACCAGATAGAGCCCCTTTTGCATAGTCTGTTGCTCTATTTTCGAAAAAATTTGTGTGAGTTGGTGCGTTAATCATTTCTTCAACCCACGGTAGAGGATTACGTTTAACTTTGAATATACCTTTAAGACCTAGAGAAATAAGTCTACGATCAGCAATATAACGAATATACTTCTTTACATCTTCGGATGTTAAATTCTCCATAGCACCCATGCGGAACGCCAAGTCGATAAATTTATCTTCAAGTTCAACCATCTTTTCTGCGATAGTGTAAATTCTTGATTTTAAATCGTCTGTCCAAATCTCACGATTCTCCTCTATGTATGTTCTGAACAATTTGATCATGCTTTCTGCGTGTTGCGTTTCATCCACAATAGACCAAGTAACAATCTGCCCCATCCCTTTCATTTTTCCGTGGCGTGGAAAATTCAAAAGCATAATGAAAGATGAGAATAATTGCATACCTTCAGTGAACGCTGAAAAAACTGCAATGTGTGTTGCTGTATTTTCTTTGGTTGTATTTTGTTTAGAGATATCCAAAACATAATCGTGTTTCTCTTTCATCTCAGCATA